CGGCCAAGAAAAAGCAGGACGAAGACGCGATAGCCCTACTCCTGCTTGTCGCCTAACCGCACGTTACGCGGTTTCCGTACCCATCACGAAACGAGGAAATTATGAGCGACGTTAACACGGCGCAGCCGGTCGAATCCGTGCCTGCGGTAGAGGAATCAAGCCCGTTTGAGTTGTCACACGAGGAACGGCAGTATCTAGAAAGCGGTGGCGAAGAAACAGAAGCCCCCGCAGTAGAGGCAGGGCAGCCAGCAGAAGCAGAGCAAAAAGCAGATGCGCCTGATGAGCAGCCTACAGAGGATGATGACTACGTTGAAGTAGTCGAAGGCAAGGAAGGCAAGAAATTCGTTCCACATGGTGCAATGCACCGGGAACGGGAATTGCGTAAGGCCAGAGAGGCTGAACTAGCCAAGGAACGGGAAAGCAAGGTTCGTGTCGAGGAACGTCTAAAGCTGATTGCTGAAGCGTTGCAGGCGCAAAACCAGCAACAGCAGGCACCTGAAGACCCGGAGCCGAACGAAGAAGAAGACCCAATAGGCTACATCAAATGGCAGAAACGCGAAATGGCGCGAATCGCCAACCGCGTGGACAACTTCGAACGAACGACGCAGGCGAGTACTCAAGAGCGGGCTATTCATCAAGCGTATGCCGCAGACGCTCAACGGTACGCATCGCAAAACGCGGAATTTGCGGAAGCCTATCGGTTCCTGATCGCTGGACGTGACGCCGAATTGCAGGCTTATGGTATCCATGACCCAGCAGAACGGAACGAACGGATAAACGCAGAAGAACGCGAATTGGTCAGGGCGGCCCTTTCGGAGGGCGCAAGTCCTGCCGAACGTGTGTTCAAACTGGCTCAGGCTAGGGGGTATGCGAAGGCGCAACGAGCGGCACAGGCTGCCGCACAACAGCCGCAGTCGCAGACTCAAAGCAAGATCGATGAAATCAATCGGGGTCAGCAAGCCGCTAAATCGCTTTCGAATGTAGGCGGTGGAAATAGCGGCGAAATGACTTTCGAGGCGCTGGACAAGATGGACAACAGCGAGTTTGATGCATTCTTGTCCAAGCTAACGCCCTCTCAACTCCGGGAATATCTTGGAGGCTGATGGCTTCGACTAATCCCCGTTACGGATTCGGGCGCGGCACGTTAAGCCGCTTCGGATTGCCCCCGTTAAAAGGCACCGCGTCTGAGGCTACCGCGAATAGTCGCCTCTCCGTCCCGCATGTGAACGTCATCACGCGCACTTAACCGCAAACATCAACATAGCAACGGGGATTATCCCATGGCTTATACGAGCTACGGCGTCAATGACGCATTGGCCGTCAAGCGATGGTCGAAATACCTTGCGGTCGAGGCGCTGAAAAATACAGACATTGCGCCTCTGATCGGTACAGGTTCAAATTCGGTCATCATGCTGAAAAATGAAACGCAGAAAGGCGAGGGTGACAAGATCACCTGCGGTCTGCGTATGCAGCTTTCAGGCGACGGCTTCACTGAAGGCGACACGGCGGAAGGTAACGGCGAAAGCCTCACCACCTATTCCGACAGCCTTTTCATCAACGAACTTGGTCATGCTGTTGGCGTGAAATCCAACAACACGATTGACGCGCAACGTGTTCCGTTTGACATGCGGGCGGAAGCCCGTGATGGTCTTGCGGACTGGTTTGCGAAGCGCATGTCGGTGACCTTCTTTAATCAGGTTTGCGGTTACGTCCCGCAGTCTGATACGAAGTACACCGGCTTGAATGCTGTTGTTGCTGCTACGTCTACCCGGATTATTCGGGCTGGCGCTGCCGCTAACGATGGTGCGCTTACCTCCGCAGATACCTTTACCCTTGACCTTGTGGACAAGGCAAAGGAAATGGCCGAAACGGTAAGCCCGAAGATTCGCCCTGCGCGGATTGACGGCAAAATGCGGTATGTGATGTACCTGCATCCGTATCAGGTCACCGATCTGCGGATTAATACCTCAACTGGTCAGTGGCTCGACATCCAGAAGGCTGTCGGCGGGCAAAACAGCAACAATCCCATCTATACCGGCGCTATCGGCGTCTATAACGATGTGATTTTGCGTTCGTCCATCGACGTGACGCAAGGCGTTGACACAGACGACACGGCTGAAACTGACGTTCGCCGCGCCGTTCTGCTTGGCGCTCAAGCGGCCCATATGGCCTTTGGCATGCGTTCTTCGATGAACGGATGGCGCTGGAACGAAGAGCTATACGACCATAAACGTAAACTTGAAGTGTCGGCTTGGACGATCTTCGGCATGAAGAAGGCGGTGTATAACAGCACCGACTTTGCGACTGTCGTAGTTCCGACCTACGCCGTTGCTCACACCTGATAGGAGATAGCTAACATGGCTACAGATACCGCAGGTGATTCGGGCCAGATTTTCTACACGAATCAGACGCACTACCTTCTTAAGAAGGTTTTGTATTCCGATTTCGGTACGACTTCTGGAGATAACGTGGTTCAGACGGTTGGCTGGTTGCCTCCGGGTGCGGTAGTCGTTCGCGGCAGCACCTGGATCAAGACAGCCTTTAACGACACCAACGGCGATGACCTCGACATTGGTGTCGAAGGAAGCGATGATGACTTGTTCGCTTCTGCCGTCGATGCCAATACCGGCTCAGTGCTTACGGCTTTTGACGACCTTGCGGACGCCAATCGCTATTCGGCAAGTGCTCGAAAAGTCACGGTGAACCTGACGACCGCCGCTTCTGGCGACGGCACGACGGGCGAAGCCTGGATTTTCCTTGAGTACTTCCCGGCACCGACTCGCTGATGGCTGACTGAGGGGGCTTCGGCCCCCTCTTAACTTATAGGAGGCTATCACATGGCTTACAAATGGGACGCCTACAAAGACATGGACGTTTGGTGTGAGTCCTTGTTTATCAACGGCGTACAGGTTACCGCGACGGCTGCTGAAATCAACGGCGCTACTGGTTCCGACCTTACTGGTGGTTCTACTACGTCTGCCGCTGATTCACTCGCAATCCCGGTAACGCATAGTTACGTTGCCAAGACGACCGGAGCGGATGCTGAAGCCCTGACCCTTGCCAATGGTGTGGCAGGGCAGGTTCTCACCATTTCTCTGGTTGTCGATGGCGGCGGCGATGGTACTTTGACTCCAACCACCAAGAGCGGCTTTACCAATATTGTGTTTGCGGATGCGGGTGACACTGTGTCACTTAAGTTCGTGGACAGCACTGTTGGATGGGTCATTCTTGGGGCTGCTGGTGTTGCAGCGCCACCTGTAATCGCAATCGTGTAAAGGAAATTGGCATGACCACTCGTGCAGTCATGAAGGCCCGCATCGCGGACGAATTGATGCGGTCAGACCTGACAACGCAGATTGGTTATGCCATTTCTGACGCCATCGCGAACTATCAATCTGAACGGTTTTGGTTCAATGAAAGCCGTTCGATTACGTTCACGACAGTTGCAAGCACCGAGTACTATACTGCGCTTTCCGGTGACGTGACTAACGCGAAAGACATCCTGAAAGTCGATTACGCTGTTATCACGGTCGGTTCAAATGTATCCCCATTGGATTGGATTGAGCCTCTAGAGGCTGAAGACCTTTCCAACGATGGATCGTTTACCGGGGAGCCATACGCCTACAGCTTCTACAATCAGCAAATACGGCTTTATCCAATCCCGAATGATGCCTGGACCGTCAGGCTTGCGGGCCATATCAAGATTGCGGAGCCTGACGCGGATGGCGACACCGGGAATGTGTGGATGGTTGAGGCGGAACGCCTGATCCGATCCCGTGCCAAGCGCAATTTGGCTCTAGACGGCGTTTTGACTGACAAGGACATTTCAAACCTGAGTGCGTTTATTCAGGCGCAACAGGTCCAGGAAATGGATGCGTTTGCGCAACTTAAAGGCCGATCCGGTCAGATGCTAGGGAGCGGGCGCATTAAGCCCTATTGCTGATGGCGATAGCAAATTATTCCGATCTTCTAGCCCTGATGGATCAATATCTTGGCGGCGATATTTCGTCTGCCTATTACCCCGATTTTGTGTTGTTTTCGGAGTCGCGGTTTAACCGTCTGCTGCGCACAAGGGACATGGTTAACACTGACACGCAGTCGCTTTCGAATGATGCCGTTGCGCTTCCAAGCGATTATCTTGAATGGTTTTCTGTGAGCTATGTAGGCACAACAACGTATGATTTACGATACGCGGAGCCGGATTCTGAGGAATGGCGATTCCGCTATAGGCCGAATAGCGGGCCTTCGATGTTCACAATTCTGGCAGGCAATCTGCAAATTCGCCCGTCAGGGTCTGGTGACGTAACGCTTTATTATTATCAAACGGTCCCGCCTTTGGTTTCGAATAACACAAATTGGCTTTTAACGCGAGCGCCCGATTTGTATGTTTACACGGCTCTTGCGGAAGCCCATGTTTGGAACATGGACGAAAACAGGGCTGCGCAGTATTTTTCACTTGCGTTTAGCGAGGCTGAAAAACTGGTTCAGGATTCGGACTCGAATAAAAGCGGGCGACGGGCGCTTAGAGCCAATTCCGTTGAGGCTTTTGCACAAGCGCGATCAAACCAGATGGGGCCGCCCTGATGGCGATTTCGTCGCTAGGCGAATGGCGTCCTGACGTATCGGATTACGACGGGTCTTTTACGCGCAACATCGAAAACGTGTTGCCGCGTGGCGATGGATATGGCCCTTTTAAGGATGTGTCTGCCGTAACATCAGCCCTTGCTGCTGCATGTCGTGGTTACTTTACGGCATACAATCCTGATGGAACAATTTCCATCTTCGCTGGAACGTCAACTAAGCTGTATAAGCTGGATAACACCGATTTTACATGGGACGACGTGAGCAAGGCGTCAGGGTCTTATACGGCGCTACCGGACGATGACCAGTGGCAGTTTGCGCAGTTTAACAGTGTCGTTATCGCAACACAGATTAACGCTCCGGTCCAGGCTTTTACGCTAGGAACGTCAACCGAATTTGCAGACCTTGGCGGCAGCCCCCCACAAGCCCGTTATGTAAGCGTTGTAAACAGGTTCCTTGTCCTTTCCGGGATTACCAGCCAGCCGTACCGTGTGCAGTGGTCAGGGCTGGACGCAATCACGACATGGGACGGAACAAACTACAGCGATTCCGAAGATTTGGGTTCTGGTGGTCCGGTTCGAACGGTTGTTGGCGGCGAGTACGGGTATATTTTCCAAGACAACGCGATCCGCCGTCTGACCTATCAACCTGGCGCAGCCGTATCAATGCGGATTGATCTTCTGGCGGCAGACAAGGGCATATTTTCGCCATTGTGTGCAACGCAGGTCGGGACTCACGTTTTCTTCATTTCTCAAGAGGGGATACATAAAATTGATCCTCTTTCATACCCGACAAATATCGGAAAAGAGCGCGTAAACAGGACGTTCTTTGCTGATGTGGACGCGACGGAACCGGGGCTAATTCTTGCCGTCCCCGACCCGAATAATTCTCGCGTTTTCTGGACTTACAAGAGCAGTGGCGGAACATCCGGCCTGTTCGATAAGATGTTGGTATATGATTATCTGCTAGACCGTTTCGCGCCGATAACAGGCATCAGTGGTGAATATGTCGGTACATTTGCTCAACCGGGAACGACCCTGGAGGCTTTGGACACCGTTAATTCATCGATTGACGCTCTAACGGTGTCATTTGACAGTATCAGCAATGCATCCCTTCCCGAATTGGCTGTTGTCGATTCAAGCCACAAAATCGGGTTTTTCTCAGGTGCCAACCTTGAAGCGACGATGGAGACACCGGAACGCGGAGACGAAGGCAGGCGGTTTATGGTTCGCGGTTTCCGGCTTGTTAGCGACACCATGGATGCTTACGGGTCTATTGGGTACAAATATACCCAACAGGAATCTAGAAGTTACAACAGCGAAAAGCAGGTGAATTCATTCGGCAAGGTACAGCACCACATTTCTACGCGGTATGCGACGGCTAAAATCCGCATACCGGCTGCTGAACAGTGGACGTATTGCGCTGGAATTGTCCCGGATGTTGTATCGCAATCTGGCGAAAAGTAAATGGTAGAGGAAACCAACAGACCCGGATCGCAAAGCGATCTAAGGCACGCCGAGTGGCTTATGAGCGGCGCAACCGTTCCTGCGCCTGGAATTCAACGAACGTGGCTTGATATAGCGTTGCCCGACTTTCAAAATGTCGGAACGTTCACAAGCGGCGATTATATTATTGTTCACGAAACAGGCGAAACAGAACCGACAAGAAAACTGGATTACGACGATCTGGTTACGCTTATTTCGGTTACAACACCGGCAGACCCGGAACTTGCTGCCATCGCTGGTCTGACTAGCGCGGCAAACAAGGGGATTACGTTTACCGGCTCAGGTACGGCGGCAACCTTTGACCTTACGGCAGCAGGGCTTGCCATCCTTGACGACGCGACAGCAGCAGACCAGCGCACAACGCTAGGGCTAGGAAACGCCTCAGTCGTTGATGTCCTGGATGAAGATACGATGACATCCGACAGCGCAACGGATGTAGCATCGCAGCAATCGATCAAGGCTTATGTCGATACAGCGATTGCCGGGGTTCTCAAGATATTTACCGGAACTTACACTGGCGACGGCACGACATCGAAGGCAATTACGGGGGTCGGGTTCCAGCCTAAATTCCTGATCATTTACAAGGACGCAACAGACGGAAACCTTGCAACAGTAATCTCAACGACAGATACGCTGGTCGATAATGACGCTCAGGGTTTGGCGCACGTCATAACACCGAATGCCTCCAGTACGAATACAATGGAAGATAACAAAATCCTGAGCCTCGATAGTGACGGTTTTACGGTCAGCGACAACAGCGCAGACGAAGACCCGAACGCCAACGGCGTATCATACGAGTATATGTGTCTTGGCTGAGTGCGTATTAATCTGCATAGCCCCTAGCAACGCGCATGTTGTGTGGCATAAGGCAGCGCCTCTTATTAGAGCGGCAATGGAACGCGGCGGCGTAAGCGATTTCTCAGCCGTTGAGCGTGCTGTTATTGGTGGGCAAGCCTTGCTTTGGATTGCTTGGGATGGTGACAAGATCAGGGCCTGTGCTGTCACTGAATTGAGTTGGATTAACAATGACAAGGTTTGCACAATCGTTGCTGTTGGCGGTTCCGATCCTGCCGAGTGGATGGGCTTCCTTAAAAACCTGGAAAACTTTGCCCGAAACGAAGGCTGCGCCCGCATTAGGGAAATGGGCCGTAAGGGTTGGGTGCGAGTCATGAAGGATTACAAAATGACCGCTATCATGCTTGAGAAGGATTTAACGGATGGGCGGTAGCACAAAACAACAAACCAATTCGCGGACCAGGACTGAGCCTTGGGGGCCAACACAAGGCCCGTTGAAAGGTGTTGTCAATCAAGCGGCTGGTCTACTTGATAATACGGCCCTGACACCGACTGAAACTGGTGCCTTGGATACCCTGACGGCCAATGCGAATGCGGGCAATCCTTACGCCCCCGCGATTGGGCAGCTTGCAACGGATATGCTCGCTGGTGGGCCTGATCGTACTGGCATCGCCATGGATGCCTATAATAAATATCAGGCACAGATTGATCCATTCGCCTCCGGGGCGATGAATGATCCGTACAAAAATCCTGCCATGCAGGGCCTTTTGGATCGAAATGCACAGGACATTTACGAGCGGATTAACGCAGCTTACGCTGGTTCTGGGCGTTCTGTTTCCGGTTCGCAAAGCGGGTTTGAAAACGTTGCCCGTGGCATCACGGAGGGCAATCTGCCGACTCTTTATGGCGCTTATAACGACGCTGTAAATCGTCAGTTCAACGCTATTAACTCGCTTTATGG